ACTCATGTCAGCAACTAGACCCGCAACTAAAACCGAACTAAGAGATTATGCTCTTCGTCGTTTAGGATATCCTACGATTGACATTAACGTTGCTACTGAGCAACTAGATGACTTGATTGAAGAGGCGATTGATTACTATCAAGAGTATCACTACAATGGTAGTTACAAAGCGTTCATCAAAATTGAGGTAACTGATGCAATTAAAACGGCAGCTCAAACAGGATCCGCTATCTCTGGCACTGATTGGACAGAAGGTAATGAGTATGTATCACTCCCGCCAAACGTCCTCTCTGTTAATCATGTTTATACTGCGATTGGGGCTTCTAGCATTGTTCCTGGGAACATTTTTAACATTAAGTATCAAATCTTTTTAAACGATATCTATGCAATGACGCATGGACATATTCTTCATTATTTTATGACCTCTCAATATCTTGAGACTTTGGATTTTGTTACTAACTCTCAAGCGAATCGTAGGGTCCGATTCAATGAGCATCAGGGTAGACTTTACCTTGATATGAGTTGGGATGAATTGCAAGCAGGTGATTATATTTTAGTTGAAGTTGTAATGCGTCAAGATCCTGATACTTATACTGGCATGTATAACGATGCTTGGTTGAAGGATTATGTTGAGGCATTATTCCAACAACAATGGGGTCGTAACTTAAGCAAGTACGATGGCATTCAAATGTTAGGTGGAGTAACACTTAACGGTCGTCAAATTTTGGATGATGCTTCTAAATTTAAAACTGATTTAGAAGAACAAGTTCGCTCCACATATGAAATTCCACCAATGGATCTGGTAGGCTAATATGGCATTTAATAATTCTCCAGCACAAGACTATGTTTTTAGCAATCATACTAGTTTGCTAAAAGCAAATGGATCTGCTCAAGAGCAGAAGTTTATGGAAAACCTTGTAGTAGAAAGTATCGAAATATATGGGCAAGATATTTACTACGTTCCGAGAGACATTGTTAACCGTGACACAATCTTTGAAGAGGATTCGGACGGTAGATTCTCAAGTGCCAGAGCAATCAGAGCATATGTCAATAATGCTGAAGGATGGGAAGGACAAGGTGAGTTACTTAGCAAATTTGGAATTCGCATCGAAGACAAAACAACGTTTATTTTTTCCCGTGAGAAGTTTAAAGAAAAAGTTGACGACCTTGAAACACTTAATGTCGAAGGAAGACCAAACGAAGGGGATTTAATTTGGTTCCCTATCACAAAGCATTTATTTGAAATCAAGTTTGTGGAGGTGGAGAAACCTTTTTATCAACTTGGTAAAGGTTATGTTTGGGAATGTCAATGCGAACTCTTCGAGTACAGCGACGAAGAAATCAACACAGGCATTACGGAACTCGACGCAATCGAGACTGCCTTTGCAAATGCTATCACAGTTGGTTTGGTTGCAGGTGGCACTGGAGACTTTACTGCTGGTGAGACTGTCACTGGTGGAACTTCAAATGTCACCGCTGAAGTTAAGTCCTGGGATAGTTCTACCAGAACTCTTATTGTTATTAATCGCTCAGGCACATTTACTGTCCCAGAAACCATTACTGGAGGGTCGTCATCTGCATCCTGGACTACCGCTTCATATAATACAATAAATAATATGAACAGCGAGTATGACCAGAACAACGACTTTGAAACTGCCGATAATGATATTATCGATTTCTCTGAGACAAATCCTTTTGGTTCTGTTGGTTCCATTACTGATACTACAATCTGATGTTAGGCACTTATTCATATCACGAAATTTTTAGAAAAACTGTTGTTGCATTTGGAACTTTGTTCAACAACATTGAAATTCGTCGTCAAGACGAAGTAATGAAAGTGCCTCTGGCATACGGTCCAAAACAAAAGTTTCTGGCGCGTCTAGACCAAAACCCAGACCCTACAAACAAAAGAGTGCAAATCACTCTTCCTAGAATTTCATTTGAAATTAAGGGTATTAATTATGATAGTACGAGAAAGGTTTCTCCTACTCAAAAAATTAAAGTTGCAAGTTCGGATAACAGCAAGAACAAGAATGTGTTCATGCCTGTTCCTTACAGCATAGGATTTGAGTTGGCAATTATTTCAAAAAATCAAGAAGATGGTCTTCAAATTCTTGAACAGATTCTTCCTTTCTTTCAACCGCATTATAATCTGTCTTTGAAATTATTACCTGAAATGAGTGAGACAAAAGATTGTCCCATCATTTTAAATAGTATTGACTACGAAGATTCTTACGAGGGAGATTTTGCTCAACGTAGAGCAATCATCTATACATTAGATTTTACTGTAAAAACATATCTCTACGGTCCTGTTACAGAAACCAAGACTATCAAGAAGGCAATTACAGACATGTATACATCTACGGATGTCAATACAGCACCAAGAGAAGTTCGTTATATTACTGTTCCAGATCCTCTCACAGCAGATGCTGATGATGATTTTGGATTCGGTGTTACATCACAAGACTTTACTGATAACAAGAAACGCAATCCTGTAAGCGGACAAGATGAGGCAATTTAAACATGGCAAATCCTTTTGATGGACTCAACGATGCTTTTGGAGCAGAACCCTCTGAACTTCAAAAGCATGTAGAGAAAGTGAAACCTACTTTGAAAAAATCTGAAACTGAAGATGTGAGGCAAGACTATGAAGTTAGTCGTGCTCAACTTCACAACTTAGTAATGAAAGGACAGGAGGCAGTTGATGGAATACTTGATGTGGCACGAGCGTCAGATCATCCTCGTGCTTATGAAGTTGCAGGTCAACTTATTAAAAACGTAGCAGACACTGCTGATAAGTTGATTGATCTTCAAAAGAAAATGAAAGAGTTGGATGCTGATGAGAAAAAGTCTGGACCATCTACGGTTAATAACACTATGTTTATTGGCTCTACAGCGGAATTACAAAAGATGTTAAAGAAGCAAAAGGAGATAAATAATCAGGACACGAATTAATTAACACGACATGTCCGTAATTAAAGTTTTAAGCACTAATAGTGTTGCTGCAGGCAGTGAGTATCAGGTTGTACAAACTGGATTCTATCGAGTGATTGCAACTGCTGGTGACGCAACTATTTCATTTAATGGTGGTCCTGCTATCACAATCCTTCAAGATCAACCTCTCTTGATCAATTCTGGTGTTAAACCTGGTCAATCACGAGTTGTAAAAGCAACTAATGCTGCTACTGCAGTTTATACTCTAGGAACAAACCTGGGTGAACTTAGTGATACTCACCCATTCTCTTCTGGAGATTTTATTGCTGTCGAAGATGACTCAACTTCCCCTGCAATTGGCAGTGACTTTTTATCTGCTGGTACCGCTGGTAAAAAAATCACCGCAGCAACAGGTAGAACAATTACAACTGACGTGGACGCATCTGGTGCAGGTTCAGATTATACTTATGCTTACAGCGGTCCTCAAGCCGTCGTCAAAAGAGCAATAAAAATTACTGTTGCAACTAACACTTGCATCGTAGAAGAAATTCAGAGAATGTGATATGCCAACAGTTAATCAGGAAGCAGATAGAATCATGAAGGGGATGAAGAAAAATCATCATCGCTTCAAGGAACTTTATGGCAAGCGTGACAAAGAAGTCATGTATGCCACCGCTAATAAACTCGCACAGAAAAAACAAGTGAAACAAAAAACATGGAAGTCTGGTGATGGTTTTAAAGAGGAAAACAAAAGTGGTGATTCTTCTTTGCGTGACTGGTTTAGCAAGAGTAAGTCTTCTGATGGCAAGCCTGGTTGGGTGCAACTTGGTGGCAAGTATGCAGGAAAACCCTGTGCAAGACAACCAGGACAAACAACAAAACCCAAGTGCGGTTCAAGTAAAATGAAGCGTAACCTAAATAAGGATGAGGAAGAAGCAGCATTCCGTCGCAAGAATGCTAAAGATCCTAATCCCGATCGTAAAGGTAAGGCAATTAACGTGAAAACCGAAGAGTCATACGAAATTGATCCTAAGAAGCATCGCGTACAACAACGTAATGCTAAGATCAGAGCACTTGCTAGAAAGGGTGCTACAGAAGGTGAAAGGTCTGCAGCAGAAAGAAAGACCAAG